TTATGAAAATTCTCTGGATTGACTTCGAGACACGCAGCCGCTGCGACCTGTCCTCGCGTGGAGTCTATAACTATGCACAAGACGGCACCACGGATGTGCTATGCATGTCCTACGCGTTTGATGACGATCCCGTTGTCACCTGGACTCCCGACATGCCGTTTCCCAATGCGGTACGCCAGCACACCGGGCAAATCCGGGCGCACAATGCTGCCTTCGAGCGGCTCATATTCTGGTACGTCCTACAGTGTGACTTTCAACTCGAGCAGTTCTACTGCACCGCTACTCAAGCGCGTGCTAACTGCCTACCGGGCAGCCTTGAAGACGTCGGACGCGCCATCAGCAGCAACATGCGCAAAGACCACCGAGGTAGCCAACTTATCCGCGCGCTTTCCATTCCACGTGCCGATGGTACTTTCAATGATTCGCCCGAATTAATGGCCGAGATGATTCGCTATTGCGAGCAGGATGTCCGCTCCATGCGCGAGATCAGCAAGGCCATGCGCCAGCTCACCGATGAAGAGCTGCTCGACTACCACGTCAACGAGCGCATTAACGACCGCGGCGTCTTGCTCGACCTGCCGCTCGCCCAGGCTGCGATCAAGTACGCCGCGACCGAGATGGAAGAGATCGAGAACCTGGTGCAAGATATAACTAAGGGTGATATCTCTTCAGTCCGTAGTCCGCGCATGAAGGCGTGGGTGATGGAGCGCGTCGGCGAGCAGGCGTTAAAGCTGATGGAGGTCTACAAAGACGGCGAAAAGAAGTACAGTATTGATAAGACGGTACGCGCCAACTTGCTCATCTTAGCCAAGGAGAATGCTGATGAAATTCCGGCCCATGTTGCGGACGTCATTCAATGCGCGGATGACCTCTGGGCGTCGTCGGTTGCGAAGTTCAGCCGCCTTGGCGAGCTGGCTGACGAAGTTGATCACCGAGTACGAGGTGCATTTGTCTTCGCCGGAGGATCTGCCACCGGGCGTGCGTCAAGCTATGGGGCGCAGGTTCACAACTTCACCCGAAAGTGCGCAGCAGAACCCGATGACGTTAGGCACGCTATGGTCCGTGGCCACAGCGTCGTCCCAAGATTTGGAATTCGCGTTACGGATGTTCTCAAGGGAATGCTCCGGCCCGCACTGATTCCTGCGCCTGGTAAACAGTTCGTTGTCGCCGACTGGTCGGCGGTCGAGGCCCGTGTCACTGCGTGGGCGTCCGCCGATTCGCAGGCCGAAGAGGTGCTAGATACCTTCCGCGCAGGCAAAGATATTTACATCCGCGAGGCCGCCGGTATTTACCGGGTGCCGTACGAAGAGATCGCCGAAGAGTACGAGCAGACCGGCGAGTCCGATCGGCGCCAGATCGGCAAGGTCGCCATTCTTTCACTCGGTTTCGGCGGCTCGATCGGCGCCTTTTCTGCGATGGGGCGCGTCTACAAGGTCTATATGCCCGAGTCGGACGCGCGGCGGATTGTGGATGCGTGGCGCCGTGCGAACGCGTGGGCGGTGCGTTACTGGGCGAAGCTCGAAGACGCTTACACACGCGCGCTACGTAACCCAGGGCGCGAGTTCTCAGCCGGGCGTGTGACGTACCTCTACGACGGTCAGCATCTCTGGTACGCGCTGCCCTCGGGGCGAATCCTGTGTTACCCATTCGCTAAGTTCGAGGGCGACGAGATCACCTATATCAAGGCGGCATGGAAACCGGCGGCCGACGCCAAAGAATGGCCGAGAGCGCGCTTGTGGAAGGGGTTGGCCTGTGAGAATATTACTCAGGCAATCGCACACGACTTGCTACGGCATTCTTTACGCCAATTAGATGACGTCGTGCTGCATGTGCATGATGAGATCGTTCTGGAGACGGCAGACCCTGAAGCACCCAATACCCTAAAGCAAGTGATGTGTACGCCGCCTGACTGGGCGGCAGGACTACCTTTAAACGCTGGTGTCAAAACAATGACCCGGTACGGCAAATAAAAAAAGCCGCCTGGCAGGGCGGCTTTAACTACTACGGGAGAAGCATTTGGAGTTCTTAGAGTATCTCACAAAACTCGCGCCTGAAGGCGAAACCCTATTAATCGTTCGGCAAAAGCCGAAACTCAAAGACGGACAGGTTGAACTGCACGCCGACGGGGCGGTTAAAGCCGTCTGGCCGGCGTTCTATCCTGATCACCGCCGCCGTGATGGCGAGGCGTGGTACGGCAACACCGCGTCGTTTATCGTCGATCGGTTCACCGACGGCAAACCTAGCGCCAGCGCCGCGAATTGCGAGTACGTCTTGGTAATGGTGTTAGATGACGTCGGCGACCCGGCCAAGGCACCTGAGACGCCGCCGTTAGCGCCCACCTGGATCATGGAGACGTCGCCGGGATCGTTTCAGTGGGGCTACGCGTTCTCGGAGCAGCCGACCAAAGCCGACTATGCAGCGGCCATTAAAGCGATCGCAGCGGCTGGCTACAGCGACCCCGGCGCTTGCAACCCGGTGCGCAACTTTCGCCTGCCGGGCTCAGTTAACCTGAAACCCGGCCGCAATAGCTTTGCCGCGCAGTTGACCGAGTTTCACCCCGAGCGCGAATACACGTTAGACGAAATCTGCACGGCGTTGAACGTCACGCCGGTGCCGGTCGAGTCGATCGGCGTTAATCCGATCAAACTGGCGGATGACGGTGGCGACGACGTCTTCGGGTGGCTGGGTGAGCATGGTCTGGTGCTCACCAAACCCAACCGCGAGGGATGGGCAGGCGTCGTCTGCCCGAATAAGGATCAGCACACGGACGGCAACCCGGAAGGGCGCTATAACCCGTCCTCGAGGGCGTATTGCTGCCTGCATTCGCACTGCATTGACTTGGGTTCTACGGACTTTTTGGCATGGGTGGCTGCCAATGGCGGCCCTGAACGCTCGCCTGGGCTACGCGAGGAACTGATCGTCGGCACAATGAACATGGCATTGGCCAAACTCGAACCGACGGACGAGTTCCCGGACGTGGCGGCCGAGGTGGTCGAGGCCGTCGAGCGCCGGCAATTGGCGCGTGTTGAGCGCGAGGGTTGGTATGAGCGCTTTGCGTACATTGTTGAGGATGAAGCGTACTTCGACCTGGTCGACCGCCGCGAGGTGACGCGCAGCGCCTTCAATGCCCTTTTCCGCCACATTAGCTGCCTGTCGATCCATAACGGCCGCCGAATCGAGGCGTCCGTCTGTTTCGACGAGAACCGGGACGCGAAAGGCGCGATGGCTTTGACCGGCATCACCTACGCGGCCGGCGATGGCGTGGTAGTGCGCCGTGATGGCGTCGAGTACGGCAACCGTTGGCGCGACGCGCGGCCGGTACCGGTGCCCGGCGACGCGTCCCCGTGGCTCGAGCATGTCGAGCGCATGGTGCCGAACTCGGACGAGCGCGAGCATTTGTTGAACGTCCTCGCTTACAAAACCCAAAACCCGAGCGTGAAAATCAATCACGCCGTCCTAGTCGGCGGTTTACCCGGAAGCGGCAAGGACACCATGATGGCGCCGTTTTTCTGGGCGATTGGCGGCGACACTAAACAAAACTGCAGCTTGGTGCGCAACGAGGAACTCACGTCGCAATGGGGCTATGCGCTCGAGTGCGAAGTGATGGAAATCGCCGAGCTGCGCCAGAGTGAAGCGCGTGACCGACGCGCGCTTGAGAATAGCCTGAAACCGATCATTGCAGCGCCGCCGGACTTTTTACAGATCAACCGTAAGGGTTTGCACCCTTACATGGCGCCTAACCGCGTCCTAGTGGTGGCATTCTCAAACGAAAGGGCGGCGATTTCGATCCCAACTAACGATCGGCGATGGTTCTGCCTATGGTCGGACGCCGGCCGGTTACCCGAAACTGACGCGCGGCGCTTGTGGACTTGGTATAAACACAAGGGTGGCTTTGCGGCCGTCGCGTCTTATTTACACAATCGCGACGTGTCAATGTTTAACCCAGGCGCCGCGCCGCCGATGACAGAAGCAAAAGCGATTATGATCGACCATGGTAGGTCGACGGCCGAATCGTACTTGGTCGAACTCATTACCGGCCGTGTGGGTGAATTCGCGGCCGGCGTTGTTGCGTCTCCGTTTTTCTCGCTTTGTGACCGCTTGGCCGGATCCGCACCGGCCGGTGTGAAAATCCCACCTATGGCGCTTTTGCACGCGTTAACTGAAGCGGGATGGGTGGACCTTGGCCGCGTACATTCGCGGGACTTCAATACGAAAAAACAACTATTCTGCGCGCCAGACATGGCCGACATGTCGCGTACTGAGCTCAGGCGCTTGGCCGAGCAACCGCCGACACCGGCGGCCGTGCGCTTGGTGAAATAAAAAACCCCGATACTGCACCTGAAAACAGTATCGGGGCAAAAGGCCGCGCCACATGGCGCCGCCAAGGGGAGATGACGCGCCTACAGTCTACGCAAAATTATCATCACGGCGGCAAAAAGTTTAATCAAAAGCATGGCGTCCGCCTCCCGATAGATAATCGGCCGCTTCCGTTTCTAGTCGGTTGACGGTTGATTCCTTCAAATAGCACGCGATATCGGCCGGACTGTCGCCTACGTGGGCGTGTACTAGCCATGCGGTAGCGTTGACGCCTACAGAGGCGTCCGCCGGTTCGTAATCAACCCATACGCGGAACATAACGTCATCTAGCAGTATCTCGACGCGCTCCAAATAATGCGGATAGGAGCGCCGAGCGCCTACTACAGCGGCGGTATCAGTCATCATTAAAAAACCTCGCATAGTGGGATTGTCGAATCGTACTGAGCGGTATTGCCGAAATTGAGGTTGTCATACTTGACGCGCGTCAAATTGTTCAATTCGTCGAATTGCCGGACATATTCGGCCGTGGTGAGGTCTGCGCGGTGCGGAAACTTGCGGATGTCCTTCGGTTTCTTTGGCTTGTACGGTTTGCGCGCAAGCTTGGCTAATTCGATCGGATCCCGATCAAATTTCACTTTGTAGGTAGTGCCATCAATGTTTATCGTTTGCATAATTAAGCCTCCGTTTAGTAATCTTGCAACAGTTCGCGTATCTGGCGGACTGTTTCCGGTGAAAAATGCTTGCGCAGCGCAACGCCTATTTCTAAACAAGCTTTGTAGGTGTTTAGCGCCTTGATCGAATCGTCCGAGTAGCCAAAGGTTGCGCACCAATCATGAAAATTTTCATCTGCTGCGCTTGCGTCCATGGTTAGCGAGTGCAACACGTCCGCAATTTTGGGTTTTCTAGCTATATCAGAGCCAAATTTCACCTTTTTGCGGTGACCTAAGCCGGTGAAATAGTCTGTAGACCAATAACCGGCTTTGCTAGAGATAGATACGCGCCACTGATCGCACGGCCAATCGTCGCGCCTAGTCTCGCAGACATAATCAATTTGTATAGGTAAAGTTTCCAGCGATTCAATAGTGTCAAAAGTAGTGTTAAGCATGGTCGGATCACTTTCAAGAAAAGGATTAAGCAACGCGCAGGACATAGTGCGCCTGCGTAGGACCTGATATGTCGGTAGATTCGCCGATCAACAGATCGGTGACATAGGCTATGTCGTCGGCCGAGTAGCCATTGTCGCTATTGAAAAAGTCCACGCCGTGGATTTCCGTGACGAATTCATCGGTGGACACGTTCCACACGCAAACAAATTGTTCGTGGCCATACATTTGATTTTTTTCCATAATGTTCCCCTTTTAGAATGTTTCAACAAAGTCGACGATATCTTGCCAATTGTCGGACGTTACATATGCCACTTGGTCACCGTCCTTGACGCGCTCGGCCGTAAATCGTGCGTGTCCGGAATACTCACGTTCGCTCGGATTCGCGAAATCTACCCATAGGCAAAGAAAATCACTCGCGCCGATGTCCTTGGTGAAATGCGGACATACGTCATTGTGATAAGAATTGCCTTCAAAGCCAGCCGGAATAGTCACGTCAAGAACAAAGTCGGGAAATTCAGTTTTGTAGGTCATGACTAACCCTTTCAGAATGACAGCAAAAAGTAAAAGAATGCCCACATAATCAGCGCGCCGAGAGCGCCGCCGATCATCTCTAAGAGTGTTGGTTTCGTGTTCATTTGATAACCCCTTCGTTTTGTTTTGTAAAAGATTGTGCTGCAGAAGCAAAATAGCACACTTTTAGAGAATGTAAAAGAATTTTTTACATCCCAAGTGAATAACCCTTAAAAGTGTAAGGGCTTTAGCGGTTTTATGGGTCTAAAACGCGTTTTGTGGGTTGTGGGATGACCCACGGAAAAGCGTTGATACGCTTAGGTTTTGGGGTTTTGTGGGTCTTTTGTGGGTCATGGCGCAACCCACGGAAAAGCGTTGATACGCCACGGTTTTGGGGCATTTTATAGGGTTGTGGGTCATTCTTTTTTCAAGTTGTCGGAAATTACACAGAATTGTGAAATAATGGCCGCGCCAAGATTTGACAGTTGGAGAGGCAGCGATTAAAAACACATGACCCACATTGCCCACATGACCCACATCGTTTTTTGACAACATGCCAAAACCACCCACATTGACGCCCAAAAGATTCGACAGAAGATTGACGTTAGAGCAACTAAATATTTTAGCGGCCGCCGGATCCGGAAACATCACAAAAGGTCTTGATGTCGTTTTGAGCTGCTACCAAGTACTGTATAACGCCGGCGTCAAAAGTGATGACAAGTTATTAATATTACTTTCAGATATACGGAAATCCGATAAGTGAGGGTTTTTTATATATAGGCGCTTGACCGTACAGGTACCTGCGAAATGGTGCCCCACGCTTTCACCTATCACTAAAAACTATCAACCCTGGCCAGGTGATAGCCAGGTTCTATCCCCAATAGTCTGCGTCAATGGCCTGCGCATCATGTCCGCATAACGAGCATTATGTAAAACGCGCTCGGCTGTCGGCCGGTAGGCATTGGCTATCGACCGCTTGCTTTTGTGACAACTTTGATGGGGGGGGAGGGGTCGGTCTGTCAGATTAAAATTTGCGGGTACCTCCAACCCACAAAAAAAAGCAAACCGGCTACAATGCTCGAAGCTTTCCAACTGGAGAAAAAGCGATGGCAACGGAATACAAAGCACCGCGCAAACTGCCGATGACTGAGAGTCAGAAGATCAAGGAGTTGCGCCGGATGATGATCGAGGGGCGCGGCAAGGCGGTCGTGCAAAAGATCATCGACATTGCGTTAGAGGACGGCCACCCAGGCCAGATGGCGGCGCTAAAGATGTGCGTCGACCGCACGCTCCCGGTCAGTATGTTTGAGAAGACCAACGGCCAGCGCAGCGCAGTCACCATCAACATCACAGGCATGGACGGCACGCCACTTCAGATCGGCGCATCCAGCACCCCCGAACCGCTGACGCTGGAGATGGAGACACCGAACAATGGCTGACTTGAACTTTCAACTGCTGCCGTGGCAGCAGACGGTTTTCTCCGATCCGACGCGCTTCAAAGTCGTCGCGGCCGGACGCCGGTGCGGTAAATCGAGACTGGCGGCGACCACCTTGCTAATCGAGGGACTGCGCTGCCCGCCCGGCTCTGCCGTGCTGTATGTCGCGCCCACCCAGGGCCAAGCGCGGCAGATTATCTGGAACGTGTTGCTCGATCTAGGGCGCGACGTGATCGCCAACAGTCACATCAACAACCAGGACATCACGCTGATCAACGGGGCGACGATCTATGTCAGAGGCGCCGACCGGCCCGACACCCTGCGCGGGGTGAGCTTGACCTACGCCGTGCTGGATGAAGTGGCCGACATTAAGCCCGAGGCGTGGGAGCAGGTCATTCGAGCGTCGTTGTCGGACAAGAAGGGGCGTGGGTTGTTCATCGGCACGCCCAAGGGCAGGAACTGGTTCCACGACTTGTACAAGTTGGGGCAGACGCAAGACGATGACGACTGGAAGAGCTGGCACTTCACCACCAAGGACAACCCGCTAATCGACCCGACTGAGATCGAGTCGGCGAAGAAGACGCTGTCGACGTTTGCATTTAAGCAAGAATACATGGCGAGCTTCGACAACGCCGGGGCGGACGTGTTCAAGGAAGACTGGATCAAGTACAGCGACGAGCCGCAGTACGGCAGTTACTACGTGGCGGTCGATCTGGCGGGGTTTGAAGAGGTGGCCAAGCAGGCGGCGAACTCCAAGAAGCGCTTAGACGAGTCGGCGATTGCGATTGTAAAGGTGACCGAGGACGGCACGTGGTGGGTGAAGGACATCTGGCACGGGCGGTGGGACATCCGGGAGACGGCGGCGAAGATCCTGATGGCCATGCGCGATTACCGGCCGATGTCGGTGGGGATCGAGCGGGGGGCACTAAAGAACGCGGTTTTGCCGTATTTGAGTGACTTAATGCGTAAGAATAATGTATATTCGCACATAGTTGACCTGACGCACGGCAACCGAAAAAAGGCCGACCGGATAATCTGGGGACTCCAAGGTCGTTTCGAGCATGGACGCATCGTGCTAAACGAAGACGGCGATTGGGAAACATTCCTCGACCAACTGCTGTTGTTTCCTGCGCAGGGCGTGCATGATGACCTGCCCGATGCATTGTCCTACATAGACCAGTTGGCCGTAACCTCTTACTTTGCGGACGACGCGGATGATGATTGGGAACCAATCGACGTGATCGCTGGAGTGTGAGATGGACCAAAACGACTTTGATCAGCCAGACGAGGCCGATAAAGAGTTAGTTTCTTTCGTGACTGATCATTGTGATCGGTGGCGTACCTACCGAGACATCAATTTCCTGCCAAGCTGGGAAGAGTACGAACGTATCTTCCGTGGCGAGTGGGCAATCGAAGACAAGACCCGCGAATCTGAACGCTCCCGCCTGGTCACGCCGATGACGCAGCAGGCGGTGGAGACGCGCCACGCCGAGATCATGGAGGCGATTTTTGGCTCGGGCGAGTACTTCGACATCGAAGACGACTTGAAGGACATCGACGGCAGCCCACTGGACGTGGAGATGCTAAAGCGCCAGTTGATGGAGGACTTCAAGAAGGACAAGATCAGAAAATCTATCGATCACATCGAGTTGTTAGCCGAAATCTATGGCACCGGTATTGGTGAGATCGTGGTCAGCATGGAGAAGGAGTACATGCCGGCTACGCAACCGATCCCTGGCCAGATGGGGCAGGCGGCCATTGGCGTGATCGAGAAGCCGCGGGTGTCGGTCAAGTTGGTGCCGGTGAACCCGAAGAACTTCCTATTTGACCCGAACGGCACGTCGGTCGACGACTGCATGGGCGTGGCGATTGAGAAGTACGTATCGATCCACAAGGTGGTGCGCAACATCGAGCGCGGCATCTATCGCAAAGTCAACATCACCCCGACGTACGAAGACACTGATCTGGAGCCGACACAAGAGGTCAGCGCCTACGAAGATGAGAAGGTCAAGCTTCTGACCTACTACGGTCTGGTGCCTAAAGAGTACATCGCCAAGTTGAACGAAAGCGACGAGGAGATGGTCGATCTGTTCCCGGAAGATTCAGCGGCCGAGGACTACAGCGACATGGTCGAGGCGATCGTTGTGATCGCCAACGACGGGATGCTCTTGAAGGCCGAAGAGAATCCGTACATGATGAAGGATCGTCCGGTGCTGTCGTACCAGGACGACACGGTGCCCAACCGCTTGCTAGGGCGGGGGACGGTGGAGAAGGCGTACAACATGCAGAAAGCGATCGACGCAGAAGTGCGCTCGCATTTGGATGGACTGGCGCTGACATCGGCGCCGATGATGGCAATGGACGCGACGCGTCTGCCACGTGGGGCGAAGTTTGAAGTGCGTCCGGGCAAGGCGATTCTAACCAACGGCAACCCGAACGAGATTCTGTTTCCGTTCAAGTTTGGTCAGACGTCGAACGACAACTTGGCCACCGCCCAGCGGTTTGAGACGATGCTGTTGCAGGCAACCGGCACGTTGGACAGTCAAGGGATGGTCAGCCAAGTCTCGCGTGACGGTGGCAACGCCGGCATGTCGATGGCAGTCGCCTCGATCATTAAGAAGTACAAGCGCACGCTGGTGAACTTCCAAGAAGACTTTTTGATGCCATTCATCAAGAAGTCGGCGTTTAGGTACATGCAGTTCGACCCCGAGCGGTATCCGTCGGTGGATATGAACTTCATCCCAACTGCGACACTGGGCATCATCGCTCGCGAGTACGAGCAGGCGCAGTTCATTGCGCTGTTGCAGACCTTGGGGCCAGACACACCGGTGCTGCCGTTGATTCTGAAGGGCATTGTGGCCAACAGCTCGCTGTCTAACCGCATGGAGCTGATGGAGTCGCTGACACAGATGGCGCAGCCGAACCCAGAACAGCAGCAAATGGCGCAGATGCAGCAGCAGTTGGCTATGCAAGCAGCGCAGGCGCAGATCGCGGTCAATCAGACGCAGGCCGAGCAGAACCGTGCAGAGGCCACGAAGACGCTGATCGAGGCGCGGTTGAAGCCGGTCGAGACGGAAGCGAAGATCATGGCGGCCAATACGCAGAATTTGCCGAACAATGATGAGCTGGCGTCCAAAGAGTTCGACAAGCGGGTCAAGATTGCTGAATTGATGTTGAAAGAAGCCGACATCAAGAACAAATCAAAGATTGTTGAGATGCAGATGGCGGATAAACAGAACAAGATCAGCGGCATGGAAGAAGACTTCCTTGAAGAACTGACCAAGGAGCTGTCGAATGGACGTTGAAAGCCTCGCTAAACAGTTAATTCTGCAAAACATGACGCCAGAGCAGCAAAATGCTGTTCTGGAGTCGGTTCGTGCGTCACTTTTAGAGGCTAGAAGCAACCAAAAACGTCGTGTCAGTGAAAACGTCGGCATGGTGGTCGACGCCTTGAAGAAGATCGAGGAGGACATTCGTGCCAAATACGACGATCTAGGTCAGAAAATCACGGATCGGGTCAACTCGGTACGTGATGGTGTCGATGGTATCGACGGCCGCGACGGTAAAGACGGTAAAGATGGCCGCCCAGGCCGGGACGGCGCTACGGGACCGATGGGTCCAGCCGGTAAAGACGGCGTTAATGGTGTCGATGGTGAAGATGGTGTGTCGGTTACGGACGCCAAGATTGATTTTGACGGCTCACTCGTCATTACGCTGTCGAATGGCCGTGAGATTAACGTCGGTGAAGTCGTTGCACCTGATCTAGCCGAGCGGATCAAGGTCATCACTAACGGTGGCGGCACGTCGCAGACGGTGTTGGATGCATTGGCCAGTCTGCAAGCGCAGATTGATGCATTGGTAGTGCTTGACTATCAAGGTACATGGAACGCTTCTACCAATACACCAACCCTAGCGTCTGGTGTCGGCACTTCGGGTTACTACTACATTGTGTCAGTCGCTGGATCAACTACTCTTGACGGCATTAGCGATTGGCAGCCGGGCGATTGGTTGATTTTTAATGGTACTGTCTGGCAAAAGATTGATCAGAGCTGGGCGACAGCAGGCGCGAACAACAACATCACCTCAATGACGGGGATCACCGGCGGTATTTCGTCGCCGGATTTCATTCAGTTTGACACTGGTGCAACAGTCACAAACGCAGCCGGTCGGCTGTACTGGGATGCTACTCAGCAGACTATGACAGTCGGCTTAAACGCCAATATCGCTGCCGATATAGGTCAGACCTTGTACGCCTACGCGACGAACGCGGAATCGGTGACGATTACTAAGGGTCAGCCGGTCTATATGTTCGCCGCGCAAGGCGATCGGGTGTCGGTCAAGCTTGCGTACAACACAGGCGACGCGACATCGGCAAAGACTTTGGGCGTTTGCGCTGAAGATATTGGTGCCAATCAGGCCGGCATGATTCTGTGCCAAGGTGTGCAGGATGGTTTGAATCTTGGTGCATACACCGCAGGCGATACGTTGTATCTAGGCGCGACTGCTGGCACACTGACTAGTACAAAGCCATACGCACCAAATCATTTGGTCTATATCGGTGTGGTCGAGCGCGCGAATGCCGGCAACGGTCGTCTGTACGTGCGCGTACAGAACGGTTATGAACTGGACGAGCTGCATAACGTCTCAGCGCAGAACCCATCAAACGGTCAGGTGTTGATCTATAACGCGTCGACCAGTCTGTGGGAGAAAAACACACTGACTGACGGCACGGGCATTACGATCACTGAGGGCGCTGGATCAATTACGGTTACTAATGCGGGCGTATTAAGCGCCATAGCTGGCACCGGTATTTCTGTGTCTGGTGCAACGGGTAATGTGACGATTACCAATAGCGCGCCAGACCAGACAGTGTCGTTGAGTGCAGGCACTGGCATAAGTACTAGCGGTACTTACCCTAACTTTACGATTACTAATAGCGCCCCGGATCAAACGGTATCGTTGACTGGTGCGGGTACGACTAGCATTTCAGGCACCTACCCAAGTTTTACGATTACCTCAAACGATCAGTACGTTGGTACTGTCACTAGCGTTGGCGGCACAGGCACAGTTAATGGCATTACATTGACCGGCGCAGTAACGTCCAGCGGCAGCCTTACTCTCGGCGGTACATTATCTGGCGTTAGTCTAAGCACGCAGGTAACAGGCACATTACCGATCGCTAACGGCGGTACAGGCGAGACATCTAGACAAGCGGCGATGGACGCTTTGGCCGGCGCTGTCACGTCTGGACAGTATTTGCGCGGTGACGGAACTGACGTAGTGATGTCCGCTATACAAGCTGGGGACGTTCCCACATTAAATCAAAATACTACAGGTAGCGCAGCAACATTAACTACCGCCAGAACTATACAAACAGACCTTGCCAGCACTTCATCGGCGTCGTTTAATGGTTCCTCAAACATTACGCCGGGAGTAACCGGTACATTAAGCGTAGCTAATGGTGGTACCGGGCAAACATCTTACACAGACGGTCAACTTTTAATCGGAAACTCAACAGGCAATACGCTTGTTAAGAGTACGTTGACTGCTGGATCAGGCATCAGCATAACGAACGGCGCGGGTTCGATTACGATCGCGGCGTCTGGTGGTGGCGGATCGGGCACTGTGACAAGTGTATCCGCTGGTGCTGGTATGAGCTTTACTACCATCACAACTAGCGGTTCTGTTGCGATGGGTACGCCTAGCACTATCACTAACACATCGACAAATACCGCGTCAGGAACATCTCATAACCATGCCTTAACGGGTGAGCTTGTAGAGACAACTTCTGGAAGCCCACTTTACTACGGCGCAAGAGCTTGGGTGAATTTTAACGGTACTGGAACGGTTTCAATTCGTGATAGCGTGAACGTATCGAGTATTTCAGATAATGGCACTGGAACTTATACGGTTAATTTTTCTACTGCTATGCCTGATGCGAATTATTCAATGGTTGCCACAACAAATCGGACTAGCGCGGTAAACGGCACAGTCTTTAATCAGGATTCTGGTACAGCACCAACAACCTCGGCTGTTCGTATTATTACTTTTAGAGTAGGTACAGGAGCTGTTGATACTGAGAATAACTATGTTGCTGTCTTTCGCTGAAATGGTGTAGATAATGAACCAAAGAATAATTTACGCAAACGACGAAGGTGGTGTGGTGGTCATAGCACCTGCGCCAGAGTGCTTAAAAGAACATACGATAGAAGAAATAGCCGCTAAGGATGTTCCTGCTGGAAAGCCATTTAAGATTGTTGCAATGGATGATATTCCAACCGATAGAACTTTTCGTAATGCGTGGGAAGCGGTCATTGATGAGCCGGATGGAGTGGGTGCTGAAAGCAACGAGTTTCCTGCGAGGGAGGAAGTATGATTGTCGTAAATATCGATAAGGCTAAAACAATAGCCCATGATATACGTCGTGCTGCCCGTGCGGAAGAATTTAAACCGTATGATGAAGTCATCATGAAGCAGATTCCTGGGGTAGATGCTCAGGCCGCAGAAACAGCACGACAAACTATCCGAGAAAAATATGCGGCCATACAAGCCGATATTGACGCCGCCGCTACACCGGGCGAAATTAAACAAGCATTAGGTATCTGATGACGCCAGAGCTGCAAAAATACTATGAAGACAGGTTTTCCATGATGGCCACACCAGGCTGGGCGGATCTGTTGGAAGATATTGACAAGATAATATTGACGTTGCAGGATATTTCTACCATTGATGGCGAGAAAGACTTACAATTTAAGAAAGGCGAATTGTCTATCCTGACTTGGCTGAGAAACCTTAAATCGGTCAGCGAACAAGCTTATGAGGACTTAAATGCGCAGGATGTATGAATTTCTCTGCGAAAGCGGCGAATTAATTGAAAGATTGGCAACTTTTGAGCAACAAGTAGTGAGTTGCAAGTGTGGCAAGTCAGCCCGCCGCACGATTTCTGCTCCGCACTTTAACCTTGAAGGGTGGTCTGGTCATTTTCCGACGGCGTATCATCAATTTGACCGGAAACATCGTGAAAAGTTAGAATCGGAGCGCAAAGCGAACGGATAAGCATTTTTGCCCCGTTCATGTTTAATCCTGGGAACCAAAAGATGGCAGGAAAAGGAACCACGACATGTTGATTGACAATGAACCCGAGATGCCTAGCGAGTTAGAGGCAGAGGAAGCGAAACTACCCGACGCAATAGCGGAGTCTAAGCCGGAATTACCGGATCGGTACCGAAATAAGTCGCTTGAGGACATCGTAAAGATGCACCAAGAGGCCGAAAAGGTGATCGGAAGACAGGCGCAAGAAGTCGGGGAAGTGCGGAAACTGGCCGACGAGCTGATCAAGCAAAACCTTGGGGCACGGCAAACGACTGTTGAAAAAGAAGAGCCGGAAGTAGACTTCTTTGAAGACCCTAAAACGGCAATTCACAAAACGATCGAGACGCACCCGGATGTTCTGGCCGCTCGCGAAGCAAGCGCCCAGTTCAAACTGTTGCAAACGAAGCAAAAGCTGACGCAAGCGCATCCTGACTATGAGCAGTTGATCAATAGTGAGGACTTTGTGAACTGGGTGAAATCTTCCCCAGTGCGCATCGAGCTGTTTGCCAAAGCCGACGCCAAGGCAGATTTCGATTCGGCGAATGAATTGTTTAGTACCTACAAAGAACTGCGCAATATTCGTGGTGAGCAGGTTAAGCAGCAGGCAACTGCCGCGCGCCAGCAGACCATGAAGGCAGCGCAAGTGGATAGTGGGGGTACAGGGGAGAGTTCAAAGCGGGTTTACCGACGTGCTGACCTTATTCGGCTGAAAATGACCGACCCAGCCCGGTATGACGCACTGTCTGAGGAAATCATGGCGGCGTATCAAGAGGGGCGGGTCAAATAAACTTTTGACTTTTTAGGAGCTAGACATGGCTAATACAGCTTTTTCCCCAGCAAATAGCGTTACCCCAACAACAGCAGCAACATTCATCCCAGAAATTTGGAGTGATGAAATTGTTGCCGCCTATAAGAAGAACCTCGTTCTGGCCAACCTGGTCATGAAGATGAACTTCCGCGGCAAAAAGGGTGACATCGTCCACATCCCAGCACCAACCCGTGGCTCTGCATCGGCCAAAGTATCGACCGACGCGGTGACCCTGATCGCTGCAACCGAGTCCGAAGTCCAGGTATCGATCAACAAGCACTACGAGTACAGCCGCTTGATCGAAGACATCGTCGAAGCCCAAGCCCTCAACTCGCTGCGTCAGTTCTACACTGCCGACGCTGGTTACGCGCTGGCTCGCCAGGTCGACACCGATCTGGTTCGTCTCGGCCGTGCTTTCAACGGTGCAACCGTTGGTACTGACGACTACGCAACTAGCAACACCACGACCAAAGCCTTCATCGGCTCGGACGGCACCACCGCGTACAACAGCACCAGCACAAACGCTGCTGCCCTGACCGATGCTGCTATCCGTCGCACCATTCAGCGTTTGGATGACAACGATACCCCGATGGACGGTCGTTTCTTCATCATCCCACCATCGTCGCGTAACACCTTGATGGGTCTGGCTCGCTACACTGAACAGGCATTTGTCGGTGACGGCAATGCCATCCGCAACGGTGAGATCGGCAACCTGTACGGCATCCCAGTGTTCGTCACCTCCAACGCCGACTTCGGTGCTGGTAGCTCGGGCGCTGACCGTATCTGCCTGATGGGCCACCGCGACTCGATGGTGCTGGTTGAGCAAATGGCGATCCGTTCGCAGACTCAGTACAAGCAGGAATATCTCGGTACCCTGTTTACTGCTGATACCCTGTACGGCGTAAAAGCTATGCGTACTGCGGCTACTACTGGCGCTGCTCTCTCGTCCTCGGCATTCGCTCTGGCTGTTCCAGCCTAATTGAACGCCCCCGGTGAAAGCCGGGGGTCTTTAACCTAATTAGGAGAACATCATGGCAAATGCTACTTCCGTGACCGTCCGTGCTGGCAATGACCAGTTTCGCGGTCTTTACACTAATACTTTTCTTGTCCGCGCTACGCTAGACGCCGATACTTTGGCTGACGGCGCAGGCGACACCGATACCGTAGCTGTCCCAGGCGTTGCCTTGGGCGACATGGTGCTGTCGGCTTCGTTGGCTGTTGATGTGGCGGGTCTGATTGTGACCGCCTACGTCAGTGCGGCTAACGTGGTCAGTATCCGTTTTCAAAACGAAACAGGCGCTGAAGTCAATTTGGCCTCCGCTACACTTCGTTTGGTCGTCGTTCGTTCGTTGGCGTAATACCCGGGGGCTTCGGCCCCCGAACTCACCTCTGGAGGCAACATGGCCGCGACATTCCGCTGTTTGCAAAGCGGGCAAACTGTTACGTTTACGCTCCAGCACGATATAGACAGCATGAAAGGCCACGCTGGATACGTCCGCGTTGATGAGGACGCCCCCGTGGAGGATGAAACCAGACAGCTTGCTATGACGCCGCCCGAATACGCGCGCCGTCCCGGCCGGCCAAGGAAAGATCATGTCAGAAATTGACCCGAGAGAGTTCGGCAAGTTAGAGGCGCAGGTAGAGGCGTTGCAAACCGAAGTCCACGCCATGCGGAGCGACATTAAGCAGTTGCTGGAGATGGCCAACAAATCTAAAGGTGGATTTTGGGTCGGCATGTCGATCGCGTCCGCCTTGGGTGGTGTGGTTACCTTCGTTGCAGATCGTTTATTTTTTAAAGGGTGACATCATGCCAATGGTCGACGGAAAGAAGTACCCATACACGAAAAAAGGCAAGCAGGAAGCTGCTTCGGCCAAGATCAGCAAGTTGCGCAAGGAAGGCTACCCGCAGAAGCAAGCGGTTGCGATCGGTTTGAGCATGGCCGGCATGGCTAAGAAAAAGGCCAAGAAATGAAACCCGGCCTGTACGCCAATATCAACGCCAAGCGTAAGCGCATCGCGGCGGGCTCCGGTGAGAAGATGAGAAAGCCAGGCGCCAAAGGCGCGCCGACTGCCGCTGCGTTTAAGGAGTCTGCTAAAACGGCTAAACCGAGGAAAAAATGAAGACACCCGCGTGGCAGAGAAAAGCCGGTCAAAACCCAAAGGGCGGCTTGAATGCCACGGGTCGGGCGTCTTATAATGCAGAAACAGGGGGATCCCTGAAAGCGCCGGTGAAAACTGGCGATAACCCGAGACGAGCTTCTTTTCTCGCCAGGATGGGCAACATGCCCGGCGCCGAGCGTAAAGATGGCAAGCCGACAAGGCTGTTGTTATCTTTAAATGCATGGGGCGCATCATCCAAGGCGGACGCAAAGGCAAAAGCTAAAGCTATTTCCGCAAGGAATAAGGCGAAAAGCAAATGACCTACTTAGAACTCGTCAACGATGTGCTAATCCGCCTGCGCGAGCAGACGGTATCAACTGTCGGTCTGACTACCTACTCATCACTAATTGGTAAGTTCGTCAACGACTCCAAGCGGCAGATCGAAGACGCTTACGATTGGAACGCGCTAGGGACGGAAATCACGGTCACCACTTCCGCAAGTGTTTACGAGTATTCGCTGACCGGCGCTGGCCAGAAGTTCCGCGTTAGCAGCGAACCATTGAACACGACCTCCAACGTCGTCATGAGTAATATCACGGTGGGCGACATGCGGCGCAAGCAGAACCTCCAACCGTTTGTAAACGCCGTGCCTACTGAGTATTGCTTTGAGGGTGTCGACGGCAGCGGCAACGCTAAAGTGCAACTATGGGGTCGGCCTGACGGTGTGTACACCATCAAGTTTTTTCTAACTGTGCCGCAAGCAGTATTGGCGTCGGACTCGACGATGGTGCTGGTGCCGGACGTGCTGGTGACGCAGAACGCTTACGCCAGAGCGTTGGTTGAGCGCGGTGAAGACGGTGGTCTAAATTCCTCAGAAGCATATGCGCTCTACAGAAGTATGCTTTCTGATTATATAGCTTTGGAGGCGACTCGCTTTCCTGAGATGCAGGAGTTTGTGCCGACATGAGCCAGGCGCTACAAGTCAATACGATTTCTGCACCAGGCTTTTTTGGCCTGAACACTCAAGATTCGCCGATGGATTTGGCGGCGGGTTTTGCGCTGCAAGCCACCAATTGCGTTATCGATCAGTACGGCCGCATCGGCGCTCGCAAAGGCTGGTCGAAAGTTAATTCGTCGTCTGGCAACTTAGGGGCGAATAATGTCGGCGTGATCCACGAATTGGTCGGCGCGGATGGGGCGTATACGATTCTGTTTGCCGGCAACAATAAGTTATTCAAGCTCGATGGTAGCAACGCCGTCGTCGAGTTAACTTATGGTGGTGGCGGCACAGCACCGACGATCACGGCCAACAACTGGCAATGCGCGTCGCTAAACGGCATAACGTACTTTTTTCAGACCGGCCACGATCCGTTAATTTACGATCCTGCGGTAAGCACCACAACCTATCGCCGTGTTTCTGAAAAGACAGGTTACGCTGCTACGGTACCTTCTGCGGATTGCGTTATCTCAGCTTACGGTCGTCTTTGGGCGGCTAATACGGCAGGCAATAAACAGACGCTGTATTTTTCCGACTTAATTGCAGGCCACGTCTGGTCAACCGGCACAGCGGGGTCGCTTAATGTCAATACCGTATGGCCAAATGGGCCAGATGAGATTGTTGCGTTAGCTGCGCATAACGGATTCTTGTTCATTTTTGGTAAGCGACAAATTCTGGTTTACCAGGGCGCAACAGCCCCATCAACAATGTCGCTCTATGACACGGTAGGGGGTATCGGCTGCATTGCCCGCGACTCAGTACAGAATACCAACACGGACGTTGTGTTTTTGTCGAACAGCGGTGTACGGTCGGTGTTACGCACGATTCAAGAAAAGTCTGCGCCGTTTCGTGACTTAAGCAAAAATGTTCGTAATGATCTTGTGCAAATGGCAGCGGGCGAAACCCCAGCTAGCATTAAAGCGGTTTATTCAGAGATAAATGCGTTTTACTTGATTACGTTTCCTACAGCTAATTTTGTCTATGTTTTCGATACGCGCGGCGTTTTAGAAGATGGATCATCTAGGGTAACGACTTGGCGCGACATTGCACCTACAGCTTTATTGTCACGGCGCAACGGCGATTTGCTAATAGGCAAGAATGGGTACATAGGTAAATACAACGGATATTTAGATGATACAGACACTTATCGTTTGTACTACTACACCAATCAAGCGGATTTGGGTGATCAAGCCGTCACATCTATATTAAAACGGATCGGCGTTGTAGTTGTTGGCGGAACTAACCAACCTCTCACTATAAAATGGTCATTTGATTTTAGTGAAAATTTTTACTCTCAAAACGTACAGATACCGACGCAAACTATATCCGAGTACGGCATTGCTGAGTACGGCGCGAATGGTGTTCCGGTAGCACAGTACGCTGGCGGTATCGCCCTGCAAACACTTTACGCGCAAGGTTCTGGGTCAGGACGTATTGTGCAGACAGGTTATGAAGCAGAAATTAACGCTTCCGAGTTGTCTATACAAAAGATTGAAATTCTCACTAAGAATGGGCGAGTAACATGAGTAACTATGTAAAAAGTACAGACTTCGCGTCAAAAGATTCTTTGGCGTCTGGCAACGCTGCCAAGATTGTCAAAGGTACTGAGATTGATACGGAGTTCAATAATATTGCTACTGCGGTAGCTACTAAAGCCGACCTTGCATCGCCTACATTTACCGGCACCGTTACTGCTGGCACGGCAATCATAGCGACAGCAACAATTAGCGGCGGGTCTATTACCGGCATAACAGACTTAACAGTTGCAGATGGTGGCACCGGCGCGTCTACTGCGGCTAACGCCCGGGTCAACCTTGGTACTGTTGCCGATACAGCCTCTAACGGTATTGCCGTAAGAACAGCAGCCAACACGCTAACGCCTAGGGCTATTACTGCTGGGACTGGTATTACCGTAACTGATGGTGACGGCGTATCTGGAAACCCAACGATTACTAATTCAGGTGTTACTAGTGTCAATGGTAATACTGGTGCTGTAACTACACCGGTACGCGGTACAGAAGTATTTGCTTCAGGAACAGAAGTAAACTTTACTAGCATTCCTTCGACAGTAAGCCGAATTACTATACTGTTTAGCGAGGTAAGCACAAGTGGAACCAGCCGTATTCAGGTTCAACTTGGCGATAGTGGCGGTATTGAAACTACTGGATACTCTGGGGCAGTAGGTAATAGGGGTGGTGAAAACTTTAATTCTGCGGGTTTTCAGGTTACAAGAGGGCAACTATCTGGTTTAACTGGATCGGGGTTAATGACTATTTGCTTACTTGGAAGTAATACTTTTGTGTGTGGTGGCACATGGGCATCATCATCATCAGATTCACCAAACTTTTTTTCCGGATCAAAAACCTTATCCGACACGCTTACCCAGCTAAGAATTACGACAGTTAACGGTACAGACCTGTTTGACGCTGGCACAATCAACATACTTTATGACTAACCATGGAAAACCTACTTTCACAATTTGCCGTAAATATTGGTGGAAAGCATTTATCGTGGGTAAATAGTTAAGCTATGTCAGTAGATATTTTACTCAACGGAATAACACACCATTTTTCCGATGGGTTGTACGCCAAAGAGATTCATGTTGGCGCAGGGCAGGCGATATTGAAGCATACGCATGATTTTAGCCACTTGTCGATTCTGGCTAAGGGTAAGGTGGCGGTACTGGTAGGCGACGATATTCAAATTGTGAGCGCGCCTGCCTGTCTTGAGATTAAAGCGGGCATCACGCACGGCGTGAAGGCGATTGAAGATTGTGTTTGGTTTTGTATCCACGCAACGGATGAAAAAGACCCGGCGAACGTGGATAACGTGTTGATTAAAGGAGAATGACATGCCTGTTACCGCCGCGCTTATATCGGCAGGGGGTGGACTACTTGGTAGCGCCATGCAATCAAGATCCGCTCGGAAAGCCGCGCAGGCTTCTGCCGACGCGCAAATTCAAGCCGCGCGGATTGCTGCTGAAGAAGCGCGGTTTCGGCCGGTAGGCATCACAACGCGATTCGGCCAAAGCCAGTTCACCACTGGCCGCGACGGCCGTGTATCGGGCGCATCCTATACGCTGGCACCTGAACTCCGCGCTTATCAAAATGAACTGCTGGGTATGGCTGGCGGCACCGGGCTTGATTATCTAGCTCA